TTTTAAATGCACAATATAGAATATTTAGAGATGTGCCCATTGATGCAGATAGAAAACAACAAACAGGTAATTTAGTTGCAGGGCAAGAAACAATTAACTCTCCAGCAGGAGCTGTTTTTATAAGAGGTATTCAAGTATACGATTCAACTTCAGCTACAACCGGCGCTAATGTTTGGTTAGAAAAAAAAGATGTTACTTATCTACAAGAATATATTTCTTCAACAGAGTCAGCTAAAAGAGGTCAACCAAAATATTATGCTATGTTTGGTGGTGCTACAGGAGAATCTGATACCACATCTGGTAGAATGATGTTTGCTCCTGTTCCTGATACGACTTACAAATTTAGAGTTCACTACAACGCTGCTCCAGCTTTATTAGAGAGTGATAACACTAATTATATTAGTCTTAACTTTCCAAATGGCTTATTATATTGTTGCCTATCAGAGGCATATGGTTTTTTAAAAGGCCCGATAGACATGTTGACTTTATATGAAAATAAATATAAACAAGAGGTACAGAAGTTTGCTAACGAGCAAGTTGGTAGAAGACGAAGAGATGACTACACTGATGGCGCTGTTCGTATACCAGTAAACTCAGCAAACCCGTAGGAGATTAAATTATGGCTATATCATCAGCGATTTGCACAAGTTTCAAACAAGAAATTTTAGTGGGCACACACAATTTTACTGCTTCTAGTGGTGATACTTTTAAAATAGCTTTATTTACAAGTGATGCATCTTTAGGTGCAAGCACAACTGCTTTTTCAACATCAAACGAAATTTCAAACACATCAGGATCTGCATATAGTTCAGGTGGTGCAACTTTAACAAGTGTTACACCAACAACATCTGGAACAACTGCATTCTGTGATTTTGCTGATGTAAGTTTTACTTCAGCATCTTTTACTGCAAATGGTGCATTAATTTATAACTCTTCACAATCTAACAAAGCTGTTGCTGTTATCGCTTTTGGTGGTGATAAAACAGTATCAAGTGGAACATTTACAATTCAATTTCCAACAGCAGATGCATCTAACGCAATCATTCGTATAGCGTAAGGAGGCCATCCTTATGGCCAATACTTGGAATAGATCAGGCACAACCTGGAGTCAAGGACTTTGGGGTGAGCAAGATAGTAATTTAATTAATCTTACAGGTGTATCGGCTAGTTTTTCTTTAGGAACTATTGCTTCTTTTTCTGAACAAGGTTGGGGTAGAGATGATTGGGGTCAAGAACCTTGGGGTGAAAGTTTTGATCCTGTTATTCAAGTAACAGGTTTTGGTTTAACAGCTTCTTTGGGTAATTCAGAAGAATTTAACGAAACAGGTTGGGGAAGATTAACTTGGGGGACTGCTGATTGGGGTGAAGGTGCAGATGAATTAGTAACTCCAAGTGGTGTAGAGGCAACGTCTTCTTTAGGAACAGTTGTTCAAGGTATTGCTGTTCCTTTAGAAATGATTCCAAATCCACCAACAGGAGATCAACTTCTCAAAATAATGAGAAGCCAAGTTGGTGAGATTACAATAGGTATAGTTGCAGAATTAACTGGAGTGCAATCAGACTTTGCTACACCAACTTTATCCTATGCAGGAACTTTAGTTGGATGGGGTAGAGATGCTTGGGGAGATAATTCTTGGGGTGAGTCTCCTAATCAAATCATTAATGTAGTTGGTATAGATGCAACTACAAGTGTGGGATCAATATCGCCAGCAGATGCAGTTGGTCTCTCTGGTCAAGAAGCAACTACAAATATTGGAAGTATAACTTTTACAATTGACTCAACACCTGCAATTACTGGTCAAGAGTCTACAGGAAATTTAGGAACATTAGGATTAGAATTTGGTCCTGCATCAATATCTGGAGTATCTTCTACATTTAATGTAGGAACACTAGGATTAGAATTTGGTCCAGAAACAATTACTGGTATTTCAGCAACATCTAGTCTAGGTAGTTTAACAATTGATGATGCACAAATAATTGATGTAACAGGTGTTGAATCTACGTTTGCTGTAGGATCTATAGTTTCTGAAATAGGTGTTCCTTTAACAGGTATAGCTGCAACATTTTCAATTGGGTCTATAACTCCATCAGATGTAATAGGTTTAACTGGTTTACAAGCTACTTTTGAAGACCCTACAATTGGAATACAATCCTTTGCAAACGTTAATACAGGATCAAATAGTTCTTTCAGTAATATTGACAGCGGATCAAATACATCATATAGTGACGAGTCAACTGGATCAAATAGTTCGCTTTCTGATGTTGCAACTGGGTCCAATACAAGTTATAGTGACGCTGCATAGGAGATAAAATATGGCATCAACATTTTCACCTTTAGGTATTGAACTTCAGGCAACTGGAGAAAATGCCGGTACATGGGGTACAAAAACTAATACAAATTTAGAAATAGTAGAACAAATTTCTGGTGGATATACAGCAGTTAACTTTGGAAGTGATGCAGATGTTACTTTATCTGTATCAGATGGAGCTACAGGTGCAGCTCTTGCTCACAGAATTTTAGAATTTACCTCATCAGGATCTTTATCAACTACTAGAAATTGCACAATTCCTCTTGATGTGCAAAATTTTTATATTTTAAAAAATGCAACAACCGGCGGTCAATCTATAACATTCAAATACGTTTCTGGATCAGGAGATAGTGTTACTGTTGCAAATGGTAAAACAGTTATAGCTTACGCAAAAGCTGATGATAGTACAAATCCAAATATAGCGTCTGTATCTTTACAGAGTGACCTTGTAGATGACACATCACCACAATTAGGCGGTGACTTAGATACTAATAGTTTTAATATAGCTTTTGATGATGCACATGGGATTAATGATGAAAATGGTAATGAACAAATAATATTTCAAACAACTAGTTCAGCAGTAAACCAATTTGATATTACAAACGCTGCAACAGGTAACGCACCTAGTTTATCAGCAACTGGGGGAGATTCTAATATAGATGTGGCCATTGTTCCAAAAGGAACTGGTGAAACTAAAATTGGAACAGGATCTGCAGCAGCAACTCTAACTTCAAGTGGTGCGCATGACCTTGTCCTAGATACAAATTCAGGAACTAATTCAGGTTCAATTACAATTACAGATGCAGCTAATGGTAATATTGCTATTACACCAAATGGTTCAGGAAACGTTGTTCTTGATGGTATAAGTTTTCCGAACGCTGACGGAGCAGCAGGTACATTTTTAAAAACAGATGGATCAGGAGCATTATCTTTTGGTGCAGCTGGAACTTCATGGCAAGCTGTTAAAACTAGTAATTTTACTGCAGCAGCAGGCGAAGGATATTTTATTAATACTACGAGTGGTGCTATTACAATGACTTTACCATCATCACCATCAATAGGTGATGAAGTTTCATTTATAGATTATGCTGGCACAGCGGATTCAAATAACATAACAATAGCAAGAAACTCAGAAAAAATTCAAGGAGATGCAGCAGATTTAACCATTGATGTTGAAAGAGCAGCTAATTGTTTAGTCTATACAGATGGAACACAAGGTTGGTTGCTGAAGAATAAATAATTATGGCTATAAGCTCTGACATTGACAACTTAAATATAGTGAGGTAAAAGTATAGATATGGCAAATTATCAATATTGTGTGGCAACTAATTGGGGAAAAAGTTTCGTATCTGAAGATGATTCTCGAAAAATTTTACCTAAAGAGTATGCGGGAAATGTTTGGAGAGTGATTGCAAACAATAAAGATGCTAATATGTGGATAGCTGGAGTTGATGGCACTAGAAAAACATTATCTGAAGCACAAGCTATCGTTGATGCTGAAATAAATGCACAACAAACTAGTTGGGACAACGATAATATTGAAGGTGAAACACCTGAGGATAAAAATATTAGATTAGGGGAAAGACCTACAACAATAACTTTAGAGGAATAACATGGCTACTTACAAAGAAATATCAGGAACTAAAGTACAAAATTTTTCTTCAGATCCTTCTACGGCTTTAGAGGGTCAGGTTTGGTATAACAGCACTGATACTGCTTACAGAAGCACTATTAGTCAAACAGCCGCTTGGTCAACAGGAGGAAATTTAAATCAAGGTAGACGTAATGGAGGAGGGGCAGGAGCAAGTCAAGACTCTGTTTTAGTTTTTGGTGGAAGAGGAGAACCACCTAACCCAAAGACAGCAAATACAGAAGAATATAATGGCACTGCATGGACTGAAGTAAGCAATTTAGGAACTGCTAGGTATGGAGTTAGCGGTGCAGGAACTGCAACTGCAGCTTTAGCGTTTGGAGGATTTTTAACTCCTGGAAATACAACAGCATCTGAGTCTTGGAACGGAAGTTCATGGACAAGTACTAATAGTATGGTCACAGGATGCAGATTTCCTGCTGGTTGTGGTACAGCTAGTTCAGCTTTAGGTGTTGGAAGATCTAATCCAGGAGTCCCTAGTACTGGAATTGTAGAATCTTGGAATGGAACTAATTGGAGTGAAATAACAGATATGAATACTGCAAGAGTTCGAGGAACTGCAGCAGGAGCCGACAATACTTCTGCAGTTTATGCGGGTGGCGGTGGCATACCTGGTGTTGGAGATAACACAGAATTATGGAATGGTTCTTCTTGGACTGAAGTTAATGAGTTAAATACAGCGCGAGATGCACTAATGGGTGGGGGAATTGCAACAGCAGCAGTTGGTTTTGGAGGTACAGAGCCAAGTGCATCAGGTAAAACAGAACGATGGAATGGAACTAGTTGGACTGAAACAGTCGACATGTCAACTGCTAGATCGCAGGGCGCTTCAGGCAGTGTGGGTATAGCTACTTCATCTATGATGGCTGGTGGAACACCTCCTAATGGTAATCCTGCTACTGAAGAATTTGCTGGAGCTGGACTCGTCACTAAAACTTTTACAACTAGTTAATATTTGAAATTTTATTAAAATAATATATATATTTTAATATGAATGATAAGAAAGATTTAAAAGAATTAATAGAAAAAGAAGAAACTCATTTAAATAATTTATTAGAATCTCAAGACCTTTCA